CAGTTGTTCGCTGTGTGTCTTAGTGCAAAGTTATTGTATAATTTTATTGCCATGTTTAGAACGGTGTCAAGTGTTCAACAAAATGCTTTGGCGCCTGAGAATGTGGAGGAAATTACTGCTCGGGATAGAGAAGTTAATCCATGGGCTACAGCGGTTGCGGCTAAAATTCATATTTGTGATCGTAATGCAACCATGACACATGATCAAGTTGTAAAGAAGATTTCACAAAATTTATTTCATGGTACGTTTTTGGAAAATAACTTTGCACAAACCTGTGATATTCTAGCTATATCTGGAAACGTTTTTCTTGTTCCTCTACATCTCTTTAAGAATCGGAAGGATATGAAAGTTCGTATTGTAAAATCTGAAGGGTCTACTATCAATTCCTCTTTTAAAGGTTTTATGAGTGTCGAGCATATGATTCCTATTCCAGGAAAAGACCTTGCGATAGTTTCCATTCCTTCTGGAGGAATTTTTGCTGACATCTTGCATTTGTTTCCAGAAACTATTTCTGCTAGTGGTTCTTCCACCTTTATGTACCGTAATTCTAGTGGAGCACTTCGTTGTGATTCCATGTGGATAAATTATACAAAAGATTCGGAATCTGGAGGACCTGGTTACACTTATCGTTGTCCTTACGATACATTTACTGGGTTATGTATGGCAGTTGCTGTAGCTAATTTTAAATCATCATGTATCGCGGGAGTGCATTTACGTGGTGTTAGTGGCACACCTGCTGGCAAATCCTTGATTATTTCTCGTGGTGAATTGAAAGAGGCAATGAATTTAGCTCACAAGAAATGGGTAGGTGCTTTTCCATCTCACAGTAGTGGAACTTTTCCTACCTTACGTTATGATACTCAGGTTTTAACTTCACAAGAAATTCACCCAAAATCTCCAATTAATTTTCTACCTGAAGGTAGCAATATTGAGTATCTCGGACAGGGTGGACAGCGTGTTTCTATGACACATAGTAGTGTCAAACAAACCCCAATTTCTGAGCATGTTACCACCATCACTGGAGTAGAAAATGATCATGGTCCTCCAAGTTTCCATAGGTGGAAAATGTGGCAGGAATCTCTAGTTTATTCAGCAAATCCTGGCGCCGGTGTTGAACCGAGTTTGATTGCTCGTGCTTATACTGATTATACTAATGGTTTGATTGATACTTTTTTGAGTAAGCCTTTTGTTAAGATGACACGTGATGAACTTAAGCCGCTTGATGAACTTGAAACCCTATGTGGACGTGATGGAGCTCGTTTTATTGATCAAATGCAAAAAGGTACTTCTAAAGGTTTTCCTTTGAGTGGTCCCAAAAGTGAGTTAATTACTCTTCTTGATCCACTAGATTATCCTACTCATTCTTGTCCAGCGAAATGTGATAAGATGATTTTGGAGGAAACTGAGGCTATGCGTGCAAAACTTAAAAATGGTGAGAGATGTTATTCCATTTTTAAAGCTTGTGTTAAGGATGAACCCACAAAAATAGGTAAAACTAAAGTTAGGGTATTTCAGGCTGCAGATTGGGCCACTCAAATGTTAGTTCGCCAATATTTTTTACCTGTTGCTCGATTACTCTCTATTTTCCCAGTTGTGTCTGAGTGTGCTGTAGGCATTAATGCACAAGGACCCGAATGGGATCAGTTGGCACGTCATATGACTAAATTTGGCACAGACAGAATTTTTGCGGGTGATTACAGTAAGTATGACTTACGTATGCCAGCAGCCCTTATTAATGCTGCATTTGCTAGTCTTATTGAGATTGCTCAAACGTGTGGACAATATACATCAGATGATATAATTATTATGAAGGGTATTGCAAGCGAAATTGCTTATTCATGTGTAGCTTACAATGGGGATATAATTATTCATCGTGGTTCTAATCCTTCTGGCCAAAATATGACAGTATACATTAATTGTATAGTTAATTCTTTGCTTATGAGATGCGCATATTACCACATGTACCCAGCGGAAATGGGAAATCCTGAACCTTTTCGTGTTAATGTTGCCGTCATGACTTATGGCGATGATGTTAAGGGTTCGGTTCGTAAGGGACATGATTGGTATAATCATATATCTTATGCCGATTTTTTGGCTAAAAGAGATATGAAATTTACGATGCCCGATAAGACTTCAGAACCTATTCCTTATATGTTGGATGAGGATGCTGATTTTTTGAAGCGTCATAACCGGTTTGATGAGGATACTGGTCTCATTCATGGTACTTTGGATGAGGCGTCAATTTTTAAATCACTACATACAGTACTTGAGTCGAAAGTTGTTAGTCTTGCTGATCAATCTGCGATGAATATTGATGGAGCTCTGCGGGAATGGTGGCAGTATGGTAAAGTTCAATATGAATTTCGTAGAAAGCAGATGCAAGAAGTTGCAGAACTTAGTAATCTCACTCATGCGTGTAAGGAGCTTGATGTGACATATGAAGATCGTCTTAAAATGTTTAGAGCCAAATATTTTGACGAGGAAGAGGATGTTCCTTTAGAATCTAAGTATGAAAATCAATGTGGAATAGAAATTCCGCTAAATGTAGATGATCATTGTCTTGGAACTTCTGCTAATCCCTTTTACTGGTGGGAACATATTTGTGCGGATTTATCTTTATTGGTATACGTAGTTTTAGGTGTATTATTATACTATGAGAAAGTAACTTTTAAATTTGGCAAATTTGATAAACGTTGGATTTATGTCTTCCTATTCACTACTGGTGGATATCCTTCATGGAAATGGATATTTTATACTGCTTTTAAAACCATGTTGATGCCTTATTGTTTGCCTTGTTATGTAAGGATACAAAACGCGTGGATCCTGTTCTCCACTAGCAAAATTCAACATCTCTTTCGAGACCGCCGTTATGACTTTTAAGTCGGCTCTGTCCCGTGATGACAATAAACTCGTACAAACCCCGGAACTATTCGTGGTATAAGTTTAAAATAGTTATATGTATATGGTTACGCCGTGGCGTATTAATTTGTGTGTTTATATATAGTCGTGTTCGCTTTGCATATGTTGGCATCCAGCCTGTTCTGGATACGGTTATTTAGCCGGGGTTCGCCACCCATCTAAACCCTCTGCGTTACATTGAGTTAAGTAGCTCTTGTTTTCGTATTATCAAATATTACTTACTATTAATACTAATGATAAACCTTTCTCGGTGGGTTCTACCGAGGGGGCAAGCGCAGCCCAAAATGTGCAGTTCGTTGATGGTGATTCTCAATGGACTTATAATATCGATACTGATGCTGATGCTACAACTAAGTTGTCAGGATTTTCTGACGCAGATTTAGGATCGTTTTTGAGTCGGCCTCTAAAGATTCAATCTTATAAATGGACACCGAATGATGTTAACTTTTTCCATCAATTTAATCCATGGACAGATTTCTTTAGTAACTCAGATGTGTTAGATAAGATTAATAGATTCCGTAATTTACGGTGTAACTTAAGACTTAAAGTTTTAATTAATGGTAACTCCTTTTATTATGGTCGAGCTATGTTGTCTTATAATCCTTATCTTGCTAATGATCAAGTGACTGTTAATCGGGGTTTTTTCCAACAAGATTTAATTCAAGCATCCCAAAAGCCACATTTGCTTATAGACCCATGCTCTTCTCAAGGTGGTGAGTTGTGTCTTCCATTTATTTGGCCCGAAAACATGTTGGATATTACCAATGTGGGTTGGGAAGAAGAAATGGGCAGATGTACTATACATGATTTTCATATATTGAAGCATGCAAATGGTGGTACTGATCCAGTTACAGTTAATGTATTTTGTTGGGCCGAGAATGTTACTTTATCTGTACCAACCACTTCCTCTGCTCAATCTGGACAGTCTATTGTGGATCAGGATGAATTTGGTTTTCCTAAATTCGAAGAACAAGCGAAGTATAATAATACTAGTGGATCAGGAGAATTTTCTCCAAATGGACTTATCAGTACACCTGCCTCAGCAGTTGCCAGTGCTGCTAACCAACTATCACGAATTCCAATTATTGGACCCTATGCTAAAGCTACCGGTATGGTGGCTGAATCATTGGGAAATATAGCTAAGGTATTTGGTTATGCTCGTCCTAATAATTTACAAGATACCCAACGTTATACACCGCGTTATATCGGTAATCTTGCTAATGTTGATACAGCTGAAACTTTAAATAAACTTTCTGTTGATTCTAAGAATGAACTTACTGTTGATACACGTGTCATGGGTTTGGGTGGTCATGATGAGATGACTATTCATTCTATTGCCTCACGTATGTCTTATTGGCGACAGTTTGATTGGCCGGAAAGCGCTGATTCAGATGATTTGCTGACTTCATTTCGTGTTACACCACTTTATACGCAAACACTTGGTACTTCTACTTTTACTGAGTATCACGCTACAGCCTTGGCTTTTGCTGGCACTCCTTTTGATTGCTGGCAAGGTTCTATTAAATTTAGGTTTAATGTAGTTTGTTCTGAATATCATAGAGGTCGTTTGCGTATTGTTTATAATCCGAAAGGTAATCCAGGTGGCGCAGTACCTTTTAATCAAACTTATTCTACTGTCATTGATATTACTGAATCTCGGGATTTTGAGTATGAAGTTAAGTGGACAGATGTACGAGCTTGGAATCGGTTAGATGGTATTGATACAGTTTCTCTGTCGCCTCTCCATGATGATAGTAGTCCTATAGCTCCTGTTGAAGGAGAAGATAATGGTACTTTATCAGTTTATGTTGTCAATGAGCTTGCTACACCTGGTACTGCTTCTGCTGATATCAAAGTTCAGGTTTGGGTTGCTGGTGGAGATGACATTGCTTTTTCTGTACCTACATCACGTAATATGAAGGATTTATCTTACTTTGTTGCTCAGGCAGAGATTGCGCCTATGGTGGATTCTGGTGATTCATCTAATGCACCAGGTAATGTTGAAGAAATACCTTCTTTCGCTCCATCAGCTCATATTCCCGATGATGATCAGTATTTGGTCTATCAAGGAGAGCGTATTGTGTCATTTCGTTCTTTGTTAAGGAGATATCAATATCACGACACAATGTTTCCCAAAGAATTTGGTACCGATGTTGCTCGTGTTATAGAGCAAACGCGTCCCTTTTTCCCTTGGTACAGGGGATGGGCAACTGATGGTTTTGATACTGCTCCTGTTTTTGGACAGCCTGATGCACCATATAGTTATTGCTCTAATACTTTACTGAATTATCTTACTCCTGCATTTGTTGGTTATCGAGGCAGTCTTAGATACAAGGCCATAGTTTCTGGTTTACCTAGGAATCAAGAGACGTCGACTTTATCAATAACTCGCGGAGATATGCTTGGTGGTTATTTTAATACTGTCGTAAACGTGCTCAGTTCAACTTTTACTAATAATCGACGCATTATGTGTAGGTTGAAATCTGCTGGTCTTGATGGAACTGTTATTACGCCAACATCTCAAAATCCTGTTGTGGAGTGGGAAATGCCATATTACACAATTGGTCAACGTTTTTCTCCTGCTCGTATGATTTCATTTTTGAATACAACACTACCAAATCCTTTTCATTTGGCATTTGATATTTTTGCTGATGGTCCTGAAACTGATAATGCTACACGCATTGATACTTATGTGTCCATTGGTGAAGATTTCACACTTGGTATGTTTGTAGGAGCTCCGATTATGTATAATTACATCAATCCAGTCGATTTTTAGGTTAAGATGATTTTTGGGTCAGATCATCTTACCCTCTGTCAAGGAAAAGACAATAACACCCGTCATTTGGACGTTTAAACAACTTTACGAAACTGTACATTCAGTTAGAATACCTCTCGGCGGACGAGAGGGGGGCTTTTACGTCCTCGGTCGATGCTTTGCATCTCAACACGCTATGATTTTTGTAGCAATAGGTTTTATATAAACTTTTTTGAGGTGCGTGTCGCCTCACTAAAGTTTATACTTTTACTATTGTTCGCAAATTTCTCCAGCGTGGACCGGAATGTATATCATTCTTGGTAGGTGCGTTGTGTATCTCGGAATGTTATTCTTAGATGCACTGAAAAAAGTTGAGTTAAGGTTAGAATCCTTGTGCTCTCTTCTTTTAGTACTGGTCCGCTAGCG